CCAGCAGAGAACATGGAGCTGACCAGGAAGCTGGTCTTTTCCGGGATGTAGTTGATTTCGGTCTTAATGCCCATGCCTTCAGCCATGCCTACGGCCTGCTGATGCCAAGCATAAACGACACGATCACCAGAAGAGATGGACAAGCCACCTTCGTCACGATCACCAATGGTGTAGAACTTGAACCCAAGGAAGGTATCAACATCACCAGCTACCAGAGCCTTAACGCTGTTGTAGTCGGCTGAAGAAACTTCAGTTTCGCCCAACAGTGAAGACAGGTTGTTAGCGTGGATCAGAATGTTGCGGCCTTCCATCGGAACATTGCCAGCATCCATTGCCTTCTTAGCAGCCAACAGCTTGTCCAGGTTCAGGTTGGTGTTAGCACCACCGATTGAAGAAGCTACGGTGTTAGAAGTACCAGATGCAGCCAGCGCATCAATGATGAGCTGGTCAGCACGGCGACCGATAGACTTAGATACAACCTGAACAAGCTCAGAACGCTCGTCAAAGTTGACCTTAGCCTGATTGAAGATGTCGCTGTATTCAGCAGCAATGTAATCCGACAGGGTTACAGTTGCCTGTGAGTAAGAGACATTCATCGGGGTAACATCGGTCTGCGGGATGCGAACCTGAGCTACGCCCTTACCAATTTTCGGGAACTTATGAGTAGAACCCTCAACCCCAGTACGAAGACGGACGGTATTACGCAGTACGGACTCAGCCTGATAAGCCTGCTTAACCTCCGCATCGAACAGGGTAACAAAGGCATTTGAAATTGATACTGCCATTTGTATTCTCCTATTACGGTTTAACGGTTAAATTTCCGCCTTTTGGTTGTCCACATTGCGTGGGCCAAGACTTGCGCTTTACAACTCGCCAGTTGGGTGGAGTACCACCATCCAGGGTCGGAGTTCCGATTAGCCTGAGGTTGATTCTATACACAATTCAATAGTTTGCAACAACCCCATAAAAAAGCCCCCAAGAAAGGGGGCTATGTGATTGATTACGCTGCCTCTCCGAAGGCTTGCTCGAAGAGCTTTTCGACCTTTTTCCGGTATGCCGGATCGGTCTTGTACTCCGGTTTTGCAACCATGTCGTACAGCTCGTCTTTGCTTGGAGTGCCTTCTGGCTTAACAGTTTCTACAGGAACACGGCCTTCGTAGGTAGCACGAAGTTTCTGAAGAGCCTTAATCCCGTTGGCAGTGCCACCCCAGACTTTGAACTCTTCGTAGTCGTCAGCACCCCAAATACCCTTCTGCACAAGGCCATTTCCCCAGGTCACCATGCTTTTGATCACAGCATCGGCGTTAGGGCCAAGGGCTGCTTTCTCTGCCTTAATGTCCATTGCAGCCTGTTCCTGAGCCAATCCACCCTGTTCTAGAACAGATCCTGCTAGCTCATTGAAGGCTTCTTGGCTAATGCCGTATTTGGTTGCCCAATCCATGTAGGTTTTAACAACCGGATCATCTGTAGGGGTATTGCCAAATACATCCGTTGCGTATTCCTCTGGAGCCTTATGCCCACCTGCACGGAATTTCTTTTCCAGTTCCGCATAAGCGTTTGCTAATTTCTCCATTTCTGGTTCATTGGAGTCCTTAGCCCAGAACTTTTCGGGCCACCAATCCGGTCGCTCTAGAGGGGTATCGTCCTCTGCATTCGGATCAGCAGCCATATGGCTGATTTCCGCATCAGCAGAGGTTGTGCTGTTGGTATCGGTTTCAGCTTCTGCTGATACACCGTCTAACAGGCCACCGCTGTCTTCGGTTTCGCTCATTCTTTAATCCTCTTAATACGAGTTTCTAGGTCACGAATGACAGAGTTCTGCCCTTCGCGGAAGAACCCAAAGCTGGCTTCAGCTCCAGGTTGCCAGCCCGGTCGCTCAAGATACTGCTCTCGCAACCAAGCCAACACTTTTTGCCCTTCCTCCGTAGAGAAAGTGCGGGCAATTTGAATGTCTAAATCTTCTTTCTTGCGGTCAATCGGAACCACATTCATGGGTTCTACGCTTTCCCAGCCTTCACTCATTGCATCATTCCTTCAGCCATTTGGCCTGCTGCTGCCATTGGGTCTTGACCCTGAGCCTGTGCCTGTTGAGCCATTGCAGCCATCTGCTGCATTTCCTGCATCATCTGCTGACGCTCCATCGGAGTGGTGCGGATTGCAGCAGGAACGCCCATCTTGTCTGCAATATAGTCCAGAAGTTCACCTGACTTAATGGCAAGCATGCCTTCTGGCCCCATTGCCTGAGCAATCTGGCTAAACTGCATGATCGAGTTGATTTCTTCCATGTTCTGCGCCATTGCAAGCGGAGAAGTTGGACTAACTTTAACTTCTAAGCCATTGACTTCTAAAGGTAAAGTAATCAAGCCAGACTCATCCATAACCTCTAGGGTCTTCTGGACAATCGGGATCATGGTTTCGTTAATCAAGCGACCAAAGGCAGAACCTAAGTTCTGAGCCAGCTCTTTCATGCGCTCTACAACTTCAGTTGCAGAACGAGCTGACATATTGTCTGGCGGGAGGGATTCATCCAGCAGGGTCTTCTTAATATTCATCCGCAGGTCATTGATGATGATCTGGGACACATTGAAGTCACCTGCACGAGGCAGAGCCTTGAGGGATTCACCCTGAGGGCCACCATTACGGGCTACAGGAATGATTGCACCCGGCACAATGCGGATTGTTTGCGGATTCAAAACGCCATCATCGGCTGCGGTATACACACCCGTGATTGCCAATGATGCATTTTTGAGCAACAGCTCTAGCGTCTTATTTAGGGTCTTGATGTCTGGCAATGCACTGATGACAGGGCCACGGCCATAGATTTCACCTGCCACTTTCATAAAGCGGCTGACGACCCAAGGGGTTGTGTTCTTGCGGCGGTAGACCAGTTCTGACTTGGATTCTTTGTGAATCACATGGTAGCAATAGTCACCACGGTCATAATCGTAAATCGTAGCCTCAATTAGCTCGATTTCCTCAGTTGGCTTGTCGTCAATCTTGCGCTGCAAATCACCAGGAATCTCTGCATCTGCCCATTGCTGTTGGATGGATTCGCCCTTAATACGCATACGGCGGTATACATTGTCTACCTGACCGTTTGCACCTTCTTCAAATGCCACAAGATATTGCGGTACAGGAATGAAGTTGATCGGATTAACGGCATCACCCGGCTGAATCAGCATTACGGCTGTGCCTACAGACAGATCTAACAAGAATTCGCCAATCGCAATGTCAAAGTTAGACTGCTTGAGGACTGCAAACATCTTCTCGCTGTAGATGTCCAATGCTTGCTGTACTTCAATGCGGCGCTCTGGCGGAACATCCGAACCTGGCTCCAACTTGCACCACTTGCGTTGTGGCGGAAAGATGCCTGATTGCATACGGTTAGCAAAACGCTGGGTTGAGTTAATCGCTGTTGAATCAAATACACGATTCATCTTGCGGCGACCACCAACCTTGCCTTCATAGTAACCGTCATACAGATTACGCTGAGGCAAAGCAAACTCATACGCATCTTCGTACAAGTCACGGAAGTTTTCTTTACGAGTTTGAGCGAGCTGATGGCGTTTCAGAATCTGCTCTACATTAAGTTTCATTGGCTTCGCCATCACAGGCTCCTTATTCGTACCAAGTAATACGCATTTCTGCTGACTGTGCTGCTCCGCTTACATTTTTAAGTTGAAGCAGATAAGTCGTTAATGGCTTAAAGATCATGCTAACAGTGCTGATATCACCACCCGCAGCTTTCTTGCCTTGACCACCAGACAAAACATAAGTGCTTAGCAAAGTGCCTGCACTGGTAATCGTTGGGTTAAGCAATACCGCTGAGTTGCTTGTTGACGCAATCGTTCTGTTTAGTGCAATAACTGGCAATGTAGTGCCGCCTGTTACCGTAGCGCCCTCATACATATAGCCTTCTGCGTCACCATTACACAAACCGTTAATATTGATCGCAGGCTCAACGCCTGAACCCCAAGCAATTGCAATTGACATCGTTGCATTATCTGCCAATGGAGTAGCATTAAGATAGGTGTAACCAGTAGAAAAAACATTTCCTTCTAAAAGGTTTGC